AGGGTCCCGGTGTTGGCGAACCCGGTCACGCCGGCGCCGATGTCGAGGGTCGAGACCAGCAGCAGCGTCCCGACATGCGGCAGGGGCAGCAGGACCGGCCCCTGCCCGCTGGCCTGACCCAGGTCGATCAGGCCGGTGTTGACGAAGCGGCCGCCGACGGCGTCGAGCGTGGCGCCCTGCCCGGTGATCGTGCCGTCATTCGCGAAGTCGGTGCCGAGCAGCGTGAGCGAGGGCGCCAGGGTCGCGTTCCACGCGAGCAGGCCGGACGACAGGAAATATTCGGACATGCCGGTGACGCTGGCGTCGTTCAGGACGATCGACCCGAGGTTGACGAAACCGCTGGCGTCGATCGTGGCGGCCTGCGCGTCCGACAGGAGCAGGCCGCGGTTTTCGATCGTGCCGTTTCCGCCGATCACCGGTGCCGGCCCCCCCGGGCTGCTTCCCGGGGTGTGCGATGGGTCATCCTGGGACAGAACCAGCCGGGCGGCGGGGGCGAACACCACGGTTCCGCCACCGGTGGCGTCGATCTCGTCGGGCGCGACCGCGCCGAACGCGTCCAGCGAGAGGATGGCGCCGTAGGTGCCGGCGACCAGACCAAGGGTGCCGGTCACCGCCAGCGCCGCCCCCTCGGCCGCCGCCTGGGTCGCGGCGACGGTCGCGGCTGTCACGGTGATCCCGCGTCCCAGGTCGCCGATCCACACCGCGCCGTCGATGACGCCGCCGTTGGCGACGACCGCCGCGGCACGGAGGTCGATCGTGCCGCCCTCGATGGTCCCGCCCGGCTCCAGGTCGATCGTGCCGCCCTGGGCGACGAGCTGACCCAGAACGGTCAAGGTGTTCTGGATCAGGATCGTAGCTTGGCTGGCGGACTCCAGGGTGACGGTGCCGACCGTGGCGGCCGCGTCGATGGTGGCCGTGCTGCTGTCCGGTGCCGCGAACACCACCACGTCCTGCGCGCCGGGCGTGACGAAGGGCCGCCAGAACGTCGGAAACAGCCAGTCTCCGCTGCGGCCGCCCCAGGTGACCGTGGTCACGCACTCGCCTCGCCAATGTTTGACGAATGATATCCGATGCGGAAACGTGCCGCAATCGCCGCCGTCGGCCGGTGTCGTCGGCCGGTGTCGTCGGCCGGCCGCCTCAGCGCAATTCGTTCAGATACCAGGCGATCCAGCGGTTCTCGGTGTTCTCCATCGGTGACAGCGGACCGGGCTCGAAGAACGTGCTGGCGACGCCCCGGGCGTTGTGCTCGATGATCCGCTTGTCGGCTTCCGAGGTGACGCGCCACAGCCAGGTGAGCCGCTCCCGGTCGTAGTCGCGGCCCTCCATCGCGTCGCCGCGCACCAGCCAGATCAGTTCCATGGCGCTGCGTCCGATGCCGAGCGGCCAGAAGCGGTAGATCACGCCATGATCGGGGTAGGCGAGCATGAAGCTGACGCCGCCGAGGTGGATCGATGTGGCACCGCCGTCATAGGCGGTGAACTGGCCCATCAGGGGCGCGATGCCCCGGCCGTCATCGCTGCCGCTTTCCACGCCGTCGTACAGCGCATAGCGGAAACAGCGGAACGCCTCGCCGCCATCGTCGCAGTGAAAGCGGTTCAGGGTCGCGACCTCGATGCCGAGGGCCGCCGTGCGCGCCTCCATCGCCTCGTTCAGCTTGGCGATGCGGGGCGCCGGCTGTTCCAGCGCGTGGGTGCGGCTGTATTCGGGGTGGCTGGGCGCGCAGTGGTAGCACTCGACGTAGTTCTCCACGGACAGCTTCCAGTTGGCCTCCATGACGTAGGTCTCGCGGTGGGCCACGCGCGCATCGGCCCAGCCGTAGCGGCCCAGTGAGGCGGCGAGGGTGCGCGCGATCTCGTCGAAGGCGAGCGGCGTCTGGCCCAGCAGGGGGGCGAAACAGATGAACACCAGCCCCTGCTCCTCACGCAGCGCCAGCCGGCGCAGCCCGTGCGCCGATTTGTCGAACGTGTCGGGCATGTGGCGGGCGCCGACCAGGGTCCCGTCCAGCCCATAGGCCCACGCGTGATAGGGGCAGATGAAGTGCCGGGTGTTGCCCTCCGCTTCGGTGCAGACCTCTGACCCGCGGTGGCGGCAGGCGTTCAGCAGGGCGTGCAGCCGGCCGCCGCCGTCGCGGGCGATGATGACCTCGTCCTGATCCACCCGGACGGTGAAGTAGTCACCGGGGTTGGACGCCTGGCTGGCGTGGCCGGCGACCAGCCAATGCCGGTGCAGGACGCGGTCGAGGTCGCGCCGGTGGATCGCCGGGTCGTGGTAGAACGCGCGCGGCAGGGCGTGATCCGGCCGGCGCGAGGCGATCAGCGCGGCGATGACCGGATCGGAATCGGGCAACGGCGTCTGAGACAGAGCTGCCGACATGAAAACTCCCCGGGGCGAGTCCGCGGACCCTAGCCCCGGTGGGGCCGGTCGCGCCAGAATGCGGTGAGCGAAGCCGCAGGAGAGTTCGATGTCCGTGACCGCGTTGCGCCAGACCATGGATCCGCTGGAGGCGCGCGGTCGCGTCGAATTGGCGGCGGCGTTCCGGCTGGCGGCGATGCACGACTGGCACGAGGCGGTCGCCAACCATTTCAGCCTGGCGATCGGCGCGGGCGGGCGGCGGTTCCTGATGAACCCGCGCTGGATGCATTTCTCCCGGGTGCGGGCGAGCGATCTGCTGCTGCTGGACGCAGAGGACCCGGCGACCATGGAGCGGCCGGACGCGCCAGACCCGTCGGCGTGGTGCATCCACGGACGGATCCACGCGCTGCTGCCGGAGGCGCGGTGCGTGCTGCATGTGCATCCGCCCTATGGCACCGCGCTGGCGTGTCTGGCGGACCCGACGCTGCCGCCGATCGACCAGAACTCCGCGCGGTATTTCCGGCGCGTCGCGGTGGATACCGCCTATGGCGGCATCGCCGATCGGCTGGAGGAGGGCGAGAGGATCGCTCGGGTGCTCGGCGGCAACCGGCGGCTGATGATGGGCAACCACGGCGTGCTGATCGTGGCACCCAGCGTCGCCGAGGCGTACGATGACCTGTACTATATGGAGCGCGCCGCCCGCGCGGTGGTGATGGCGTATTCGACCGGGCGGCCGCTGGCGGTGCTGTCGGACGAGGTGGCCGAGGCCACGGCGCGCGCCTGGGACGCCGATACCGAGCAGGGGCACGCGCATTTCGCCGAGATGTGCCGGGTGCTGGATCGGCGCGGCGAGGATTACGCGAGCTAAACCCCGTCCCCCGGGGCGCGCGCGCGCGACAGGCGGATCGCCGCGCGCAGCAGGGTCTGCCGATCCTCCGCCGATAGCGCGCGGAACAGGCGCAGCAGGGCCAGCGCGTCGGGCGTGTCGGCCTGCTCCTCCGCGCCGGTGACCAGCAGGCCCACCGAAATGCCGAGGACGGCGGCGATGCGGGCAAGGTTGCCGCGCACCTGACCGGCGCGATCGGTCTCCCACTGCGCCACCGCGCTGCGGCTGACACCAACCGCGGCCCCCAGTTCGGCCTGGGTCATGCCGCGCGCGAGGCGGGCGCGACGGATGCGCTCGCCCGTCAGCGCGCCCTCGGGGCCAAGGCCGGTCGATCCCGGTTTGTCACTCACACTAACCGTCTACCCGGGAACCGGAGGGCGGAAAAGGTGCCGATACGGATACGTCTTGACGCGGAGTGTTAGATATACTAACATTTGTCCCGTCATGGTGGAGGCGGTTCGTGGTGCACGAGCGGTTGCTGGCGAAATGGCTGCGGGAGACGGATCGGCCGCCGTTGCGGGCCGGGGACCCGGTCTCCTGGGGTGTCCTCACCGAGGGGACCCTGCTTGATGGGACACGCTGGCCAGGGTTCGGCGGGACCGCCGAGGGCGTGTCGTCATGACGGCGCGCCCGTCCGCGCTGTCGGAGTATGTGGTGGCGCGCCTGGAGGAAGCCGGCCGCACGCTGTACTGCCTGCCCCGGGGCGTCGGCGGGCCGGGTCTGCGAACCGCCCAGTTCGACATCGTGCGCAGCGCCGCCGAGGTGGCGCTGGGCGACCAGAGCGGACGCATCCGGCTGCCGGTCCCCGGCTCGGCGCGGATCGACGCGATGGACGAGGCGTATGGTTGGCTCGGTCTGATCCCCCAGGAAAGTTACGTGCTGCGGCGGATCGTCGGGGCCCGGTCCCTGGTCAATCCGCTGACCGACCGGCATCTGTTTTCGTGGCGGCGACTGGCGGGTATGGTGGGATGCGATCACCGGGCGGTCCCGCGCTGGCATGCGGACGGGATCGGACACATCGTCGCGGCGCTGTCGCGGCGGCCGTCCGGTGGCGTCAGCCCGCGTGGCGGAGCGTGAGGTTGTAGCGAAAGCGCCCGGCGAGCGGATGCTGGCCGTCGGCCAGCGGCGCGACGCCGTGGAACGCCATGCGCGAGGGGCCGCCGAACACGACGACGTCGCCGCTGTCCAGCCGCACCCTGCGGACGGGTCCACCGCGCCGCGGGCCGCCGAACAGGAACGTCGCGGGCAGCCCCAGCGAGAACGAGACGATCGGATGCCCGAGCCGCTTCTCGTCGCGGTCCTGATGCAGCGACAGCCGCGATCCGGGCGCGTAGCGATTGACCAGGCAGGCGTCCGGCTCCGGATAGTCGAAGCCGGTCCGGGCGGCCGCGCGCGCCGCGAGCTCCCGAACCAGGGCCGGGATCGGCGGCCAGTCATGGCCGCTCAGCGGATCGGCGGCCACGTAGCGGTAGCCGCGCGGCTCGCTGATCCAGCCAAGCGCCCCGGCGTTGGTCATCGCCACGGACATGATGTGGCCACCCGGGGTGGTCAGGTGCCGGAACGGCGCCCGGGCGGCGATCGCGGCCACCTGGTCCAGCAAGGCGGCCTCGGCCCCCCGGGCCAGGCCGCGCAGGACGATGGCGCCTGGGCCGAGCGCCGTCTCCGACGTCTCCGGCTCCGAGGTCTCCGGCCACAGCGACGTTTGGCTCATCCCTCGGCTTCCCGCCTGGCCTCGGCTTCCCGCCTGACCTCGGCCTCCCGCCGGAGCAGTTCGCGTTTGCGCTCGACGCCCCAGCGATACCCGGTCAGCGCGCCGTCGGCGCCGATCACCCGGTGGCAGGGCACGACCACCGCGACCGGGTTCGCGCCACAGGCGGCGGCGACGGCGCGGACCGCGCTGGGGTGGCCGATCCGGCGGGCGACGGCGCCATAGGTTTCGGTTCGCCCCGCCGGGATGGCGCGCAATGCCTCCCACACGCGTCGCTGGAACGCGGTGCCGCGGATGTCGAGGGGCAGCGCGGGATGGGTGTCGCCCGGACGGGCGATGCGCGCGACGATGGCCGCCAGTTCCTCGGCCAGCCCGTCCTCGGGGCCGGTGATGGCGGCTCGGGGGAACCGTCGGTGCAACTCGGTCGCCAGCGCGTCGGCCCGGTCGCCCAGCAGAATGGCGCAGACGCCGCGCGCCGTGGCGGCGACCAGGACCACGCCGAGCGCGCAGGGAGCGCAGGCATAGCGTATCGCCTCACCCGGGGCGCCGGCCCGCCACGCGGTCGGGGTCATGCCGAGCATGGCGTCGGCCGCCTCGTAGAAGCGGCCGGAGGAGTTGAAGCCCGCGTCGTACATCGTCGCGGTGACCGTCCCGCCGGCGGTCAGGCCGGCCTGCACCCGGCGCTGACGTCGCGCGTCGGCGTAGGCTTTCGGCGTGACGCCCGTGATCGCGCGGAACAGCCGGTGGAAACGCGGCGCGCTCAGGCCGCTGGTGGCGGCCAGTTCGGTCAGCGACGGCGGCGTGTCCGCCTCCGCGATGACGGCGCAGGCCCGGGTGATCAGGGCGGCGTCGCGCTCGGCCCGGGGCGGCAGATCGGGACGGCACCGCTTGCAGGGGCGGAATCCCGCCGCGACGGCGGCGGCGACGCTGCCATGGAAGGCGATGTGGCGGGGCAGCGCGGGGCGGGCGGCGCAGGAGGGGCGGCAGAACACCCCGGTCGTCGACACCGAGTAGAGGAAGCACGGGTCCGCCCGTTTGTCGCGACGGCGCACGGCGTCGCGACGCGCCGCCTCGGTGGTGAACAGGTCGGTGGGATCGGGTGTCATGGCGATGCGCGGTCCTGCTGGTTGGCCGATCCAGGATGGCAATGCGGGCGGCGGCGTTCACTCCGCCGCTTGTCGTGCTATTCCGGGTGAACCGATTTTGGGAGATTCGTGTGGACGAGGCGACTCCGAGCGCGCGGGTGGAATCAACCGAGATCCTGGCCCGGACCACGTTCTCGACACTGTCGCGCAGCGTGGTGAGCTATCGCCGGCGGGATGGTCGCAGCCAGACCTTTCAACGCGAGGTCTATGACCATGGCGACGGCGCCGCCATCCTGCTGCATGACGCGGCGCGGGGGCGGGTCCTGCTGGTGCGGCAATGGCGGTTCGGCGCCTTCGTCAATCCGTCGGCTGGGCACGGTGACACGGCGCCGGGCTGGCTGATCGAGGTTCCGGCCGGGCTGCTGGACGGGCGCGACCCGGTTACCGCGATTTGCGCCGAGGCCATGGAGGAGGTGGGGGTTCGAGTCGAAAACCCGGTCCGCGTGCTCGATTGCTATATGAGTCCCGGCAGCGTCAGCGAGCGGGTCAGCCTGTTCCTCGGGGCTTACACGCCGGCGGATCGGGTCGCGGCCGGCGGCGGCCTGCGGGATGAGGGCGAGGATATCGAAATCCTGGAACCGACCCTCGATGAGGCGATGGCCATGGTCCGGTCAGGCGCCATTGCCGATGCGAAGACGGCACTGCTGCTCTACCACCTTCGGTCCGTCACCTGAGCCCGCGGCTCGCCTGAGCCCCCGGGTCTCGGGGGTTCCCCTTAGTAGGGTTCGACCCGGACCTCGGCCACGCCGTCCCCCAGCATTCCGAGCTTCGCCGCCGCGGCACGGCTGAGGTCGATGACGCGCTTTCGAGTGCCCGGGCGATCGGTGATGCGCACGATCACGGTCCGCTCGCCGTTGAGCGAGCTGACCCGGGCCAGGGAGCCGAGCGGGAGGGAGGCGTGGGCGGCGGTGAGGTCATTCTGGTCGTAGCGTTCCCCGTTGCTCATCCGGTGGCCCTGCCATTGCGGCCCTCCGTACCAGCTTGCGAGGCCGACCTGACCTCCGATGCTGGTGGCATGCGTCAGGATCGGGTGTCCGAAGGCGTCCCGAGGCGTGTCGTAGGCCAGGCCGTCATCCAGCGTGCCCACGAAAGCGGGGGGCGCGTCGTGGCGGTGGGAGCGGTGCGCGGTCTGGACATGACCGCGGGTTCGCCGCGCGCTCGTGGTGACGTGCCGGTCGCGATGGCCACCAGACCCCGCGGTCGGCTCCATGGGAAGCGTTCGGGCCACGGCGCTCGCGCTGCCCACGACGGCGGAAGCGAAGACAGGCCCAACCAGCATCAGTGCAAGTGTCGCCCGTGCGATCATGTGCCCTCATTCTTTCTGACCGCCACCGGTGATTGACCGAATGCGGTGTGGCATCCAATAGGCGGGCGATTTTGACCCGCTTGGTCGCGTCGCCGTGATTAGAACCACGCTTTTCCAGAAGATCAAGCCCTGGTTTTCGCCGCATCCCGCAAACCATGTCTCGACCCGCAGCAGATGCGGGCGATACATGCCTCCCGCGGCGCAACAAGCCCGCTGTTATACCCGCTCGATTGAGCGACTAATCGTGGCAAGATTGTGGTGACCAGTCGCGGGTAGCGTATGATTGGGACCGTACGCCACTCATCCTGAAGCTCTTTGCGTCATCGGTTTGAAGGCCGACATCTGTCCGGGCTAGGAGAAATTACTCCGTTCAATCGGACGATTTTCCTTGACCGCCGTGACCAGATTCGGGTATGTATTTCCCTATGATGGGGCGAGGAGCGACGGGGGGCCAGGCGCCGCCGGCGCCCTCCGAGACGGACTCGCCGTCGCTGGCCGACTGGGCCGATCGGGTCGTGGCACCGCTGCGACCGGCCCCGCACCACCGCTTGTTGCTGGCCGGGTTGGCGGAACTGGAGGCAGGCGGTGCCGACCGCCTGATGGTGCTCATGCCTCCCGGCAGCGCCAAGAGCACGTATTGCAGCGTGGTTTTGCCGCCGTGGTGGCTCGCGCGGCATCCGGACCATAGCATCATCGCCGCCTGCCACACCGAGGCCCTGGCGCACCACTTCGGGCGTCGGGCGCGCGCGGTGCTGAGCGAGCACGGCGCGACGGCGGGCGCGCGCCTGGCACGCGATGACCGCGCCGCCGGGCGATGGCGGACCGAGGCGGGCGGCGAGTATTTCGCGGCCGGTGTCAAGGGGCCGATCATCGGCCGCCGGGCCGACCTGATCCTGATCGATGATCCGGTCAAAAGCCATGCCGAGGCCGACAGTCCGACGCTGCGCGAGGCGCTGTGGAACTGGTTTCAATCCGACCTGGTGCCCCGCCTGAAACCGGGGGGGCGGATCGTGCTCGTGATGACGCGCTGGCACGAGGACGATCTGGCGGGCCGTTTGCTGGCGGGCGACGACGGTTGGCGGGTGTTGCGGCTGCCGGCTTTGGCGGAGGCCGATGATCCGTTGGGTCGTCCCGAGGGCGAGCCGCTGTGGCCGACCTGGGAAGGCGTGGAGGCGTTGGCGCGCAAGCGTCGCGCGGTCGGCGAGCGGATCTGGGCGGCGCTGTTCCAGCAGCGCCCGCGCCCGGATGCCGAGACATTGTTCCGGGTCGGGCGGATCGCGGTTTGGGACCGCGCGCCGACGCTGGAACGGGCGGTGCGGGCCTGGGATCTGGCGGCCACCGAGGCCGCCCATGGCCGCGATCCGGACTGGACGGTCGGGCTGAAGCTTGGACGCGTCGAGGGCGGCGGTCTGTGCGTCGCCGACGTCGTCCGGTTGCGCGGCGGGCCGCTCGCGGTGGAGCGGGCGATTGTTCGCACAGCCGAGGCGGATGGTCCCGAGGTCGCGGTCGGATTGCCGCAGGACCCGGGTCAGGCCGGCAAGCAGCAGGTCGCCTATCTGACCGGACGGCTCGCCGGGTTCCGCGTGCTGGCAACTCCGGAGACCGGCAGCAAGCTGCTGCGTGCCGGCCCGGTCAGCGCGCAGGTCGAGGCGGGCCTTCTGGCGATGATCGGGGCGCCGTGGAACGGCGCTCTGGTCACCGAACTGCGTGACTTTCCGCACGGCACCAAGGACGACCAGGTGGATGCCCTGTCGCGGGCGTTCGCCATGCTGACCCAGGGGCAGTCGAGCCGGCTGCTGCGGCTGGATCTGATGACCCGTTAGCCACCTGTACTGGAAGGCGTAGCATGTTCGGAACGATTTGCGCGCGGATCGGCAGCGATGCCGATTACGACGAGCGGGTGCGCCGGCTGGATATCCTGCAACGGGTTCTCGACGGTCGCCTGTATGACGTCCTGCCATACCAGTTTCACGAGGAGCGCGGCGCCGGCGGCGAGTATATCCCACTGCGCAATCGGCAACCGAGCGTGCGTTACGGCCTGGCCCGCATCGTGGTCGACGATTCCATCAGCCTGCTGTTCGGGGACGGGCATTTTCCGACGGTGGACTGTCGCGACCCGCTGACCCGGGCGGCACTCGCCGACATCGCCCAGGAATCCGCCCTCAACGCGGTGATGCTGGAGGCGGCGCGGGCCGGCAGCATCGGCAGCACCGCGATCCTGCTGCGGGTGCTGCGCGGGCGCATCTTCCTCAGTCCGCTCGACAGCAAGTTCCTGACCCCGGTCTGGGACCCACAGGAGCCGGACAAGCTGCTGCGCGTCACCGAGCGCTACAAGGTCGGCGGCCGCGTCCTGGCCGCGCGCGGATATCCCGACTGCGAACCGAACGGGCTGTATTGGTTCGCCCGCGCCTGGGACAGCGACGCCGAGACCTGGTTCACGCCGTTGCCGGTGGGCGGTGGCGAGCCGCCCGACATCGATCCGCTGCGCAGCGTCCGGCACGGCCTCGGTTTCGTGCCGCTGGTCTGGATCCGCAATCTTCCCGGTGGCGATGAAATCGACGGCGCCTGCACCTTCGCCCCGGCCATCGAGACGGGAATCGAAATCGACTATCAGCTGAGCCAGGCGGGCCGCGGCCTCAAATACTCGTCCGATCCAATGCTGCTGATCCGCGAGCCCGCCGCCCCCGACGGGGCGCTGGTGCGCGGTGGCGGCAACGCGCTGGTGGTGGGCGCCGATGGCGACGCGAAGATGCTGGAGATCGGTGGCACCGCCGCCGGGGCCGTCATCGACTACGTCCGCACCCTGCGGGAATACGCGCTGGAGGCGATGCACGGCAACCGCGCCAGCGCCGACCGGTTGAGCGCCGCGCAGAGTGGCCGCGCGCTGGAGCTGATGAATCAGGGGCTGGTTTGGCTCGCCGACCGGCTGCGGGTCAGCTACGGCGCCGCTCTGTTGCGGTTGGCCGCGATGACCATCATCGCCTCCAACGCGCTGCAACTGCGGGTCATGGGCCAGCCCCTGCCGCCGCTCGATGCGACAGCCCGGCTCAGTCTGGCGTGGCCGCGCTGGACGCCCCCCACCGCCGATGACCGGGCCCGGGACGCGCAAACGTTGCAGACCCTGACGGCGGCCTCGCTCCTGAGCCGGGAGACCGCGATCAAGTCGATCGCCGACATCTACGGGGTCGCCAACGTCCCCGCTGAAATCGCTGCCATAGCACGACAGGAGAGAGCATGACGGTCGAGGACACGCCGGAGGCCGATCGCGTCGAGGCGCTGGAGCGCCGCCTGCTGGAGATGGAGGAGAGCCATCGCGGGGCGCTGCTGCGGGCCGGCTTGCGGGCGGAGGCGACGCGCGCGGGCATGGTCGATCTGGACGGGCTGAAGCTGGTCGACACCGCGCACGTCACGCTCGACGCGGCCGGCGATGTGGTCGGCGCGTCGGCCCTGATGAGCGGCTTGCGGCGGACCAAGCCGTGGCTGTTCGGATTGCCGCATGGCGGCAGCTCCACCTCGGTCGCGACCGCGCCGCCGGCGCAGGCGCCCCAGCCGCGACGGGCCACCGAGATGACGCATGACGAGTGGCGGGCCGCGCGCGCCGAACTGCTGCGGCGCGTCTGATTTCGACCAGCCTGCAACGAAGCGAGAGGAGACAGCTACATGGCCATCCAGAATTTTCCGCCGAGCCTGCAGGCGATCATCCAGCAGGGCTTCCTGGAGCGCGAGTTCCAGCAGGCGCTGACCTCGCGCCTCGGCTATCGCGCGGTCGCCGACCGCGAGAAGTTCGCCGTCGGCATCGGTGAGACGCTGACCAAGACCCGCGCTGGGCTGAAGCCGAGCGTGACCACGCCGCTGGCGCCGGCCACCAACACCAACCTCGACAACGGTCTGACGTCGGTCGGCTTCTCGATCGAGCAGTATACCATCAGCATCAATCATTACGCCGCGACCACCGACCTCAACATCGTGACCAGCCGGGTCGGCATCGGCGACCAGTTCCTGCTCAACGCCGCGATCAATGGCGAGCAGGCGGCCCGCAGCCTGGATGAGCTGGCGCGCAACGCCCTGTTCGCCAGCTATTTCGGCGGCAACACGCGGGTTCGTTCCACCCTCGCCAGTGCCGGCCCAGCGGTGGCCGTCGATGACATCCGGGGCTTTCAGACGGTGTTCGTGAACGGCGTGCAGGTCGCGGTCAGCGGTGCCAACCCGATGACCGTCGCGATCGGCTCGAACAGCTACACGCTGGTTGGCAGCGTGGCCGATGCCACCAACGGCACCAGCACGCCGGGCGGGATCAGTGGCGTGCTGACCCTGTCGGCCAGTGTCACCGTGGCCGACGGCACGCAGAACAACACCGTGACGGCGGCGACCGGCAGCGCCATCGCCCGCCCCAACGGCCGCGCCAATGCGACCCAGATCGTCGCCGCCGACGTCCTGGACATGTCGACCCTGCTGAATGCCGTGGCGACCTTGCGCCTGAACGCGGTGCCGGAAATCGACGGCGCGTTCAACTGCTACCTCGATCCGATCAGCGCGCGGCAGCTGTTCGCCGACCAGGCCTTCCGGCAGTTGTTCACCGGCGCGACCAGCGCCAACCAGGTGTTCAAGCGCGGCATGGTCAACGACTTTCTCGGCCTGCGCTTCGTGCCGACCAACGAGGCGTACGTGCAGCCGCATCCGACGCTGTCGGGCGTGTTCATCCGGCGGCCCATCGTCTGCGGCAAGGGCGCGCTGATCGAGGGCGACTTCGCCGGAATGGTGTCCGAGGACATCCGTCCCGCCGACAGCATCGTGAACGTGATCGACGACGTGGTCATGGTGACCCGGGAGCCGATCGACCGGCTGCAGCAGATCATCGCCCAGAGCTGGTACTGGATCGGCGGCTTCTGCACGCCGAGCGACGTGACCACGAACCCGACAACGCTGCCGACCGCGACCAACTCCACATTCAAGCGGGCGGTGATGATCGAGCACGCCGGCTGACGCGGCACGGCGATCGCGCGACAACCCTGGAGGCCGGGACATGGCGTTCACCGATGCGCAACGCACCGACATCCGTCGGTACTGCGGCTATCCCGCCTACGGGGTCGGCGCGATCGGCTTCCAGGGTTGGCGGTTCTTCCAGGCCTACGGGCTGCTGGAATACCGCATGACCAACCTGTCGGACACGGAGGAAGCGGTGGTCACCTCCTACCTGCCGCAGCTCGCGGCGCTGGAGTTGGATCTGCCCGCCACCGCGACGCGGCTCGACACCGCCGCGGCGGCGGTCTGGACCCGCAATCCGCGCGAGCTGCGCGAGCGGACGCGGCTGTTCGACGACTGGCGGCGGCGGCTTTGCGCGTTCCTGGGCGTGCCGCCCGGGCCCGGCCTCGGCGACGGCCAGATCGCGGTGATCGTGTGATGGAGGCCGGCGCGATCGACGACGCCGTGCGTCGCGCCGGCGGCGCGGCGGCGCGCATGGTCGGTGAGCCGTTCGTGCTGCACCGCCCGCACGGCCCGCTGTCACCGGTGCGCTCCGGCACCGCCCGAATGCGGCTGCCGGCGCTGTTCCTGCCGCAGCGGAGCACACTGCCGAGCCACGGCCATCCGACGTTTCAGGGCGTGTTCGATTCCGCCTATGCGCGGGCCGGCGACTATTTGGTGGGGGCGCAGTTCACCTATTTCGTGGCCAGCCGGATGCCGCTGGAGCCGGTGATCTGCCTGCGCGCCACGCGGCTGGCGAGCTTCGTGCGCTCGCCCGGGCAGGCGGCGGGTG